GGCCCTTGCGCTCTACCTTGCCGTCGATATCGGTCTCTTCCCCGACCACGCGCACGATGGGAATGTACTTGCCCAGCCAGTCGCCGCGCTCGATGATCTGGTCGCCCGCGATCATCTTCCACTTGACTTCAGGTCGCCGGATCTTGCGCTTGCGGCTGTCAGGCAGCGCCTTCAGCATCTCCGCGTTGGCGCCTTCACCCTCCAGGTCCGACATCTTGACCGTGCGGCCCAGCTCGTCCGCGATCAGCCAATCCGTAATTTCAACAACGTGAAAGTATTCGGCAAGCCGGATCTTGTCCTTGCTCAGCCATTCGTCGCCGCCTTCCATCGGCCAGCCAATGCAGTCAATGTCAGGATACCGGGCATCAAACTCCTTCTTGAGCATGTCCTTAAAGACAAAGCCGAACTTCGCATCCGAGCCGTCGGCCTCTTCAATGTCCGGGTCGAGATAGACCATCAGCGGATTTTTGACCCGCTTGATGAAAATCTCTTGCTCGAAACTGTCATCCGAGGCGTAGTTCGTCACCACGCGCCAGAAACCGATCCCGCCATCCACCGCGAACTCTGCCGCCGTGTCATAGGCCGTATCAGCGCTGGAATTGGCCTCGATGTGCCGGATAATCCCGTTGAAAATGTCTGCGGTCTTCTTGTCCGCGCCGTTATCGACCGGAGACACCCGCACGCTAGGCTTGTTCTCCCGCGCGCCGTTGGTGATCTGCCGGTTATGCTGAAGCGTCTTGTTGATCGTCAGGCAAGGGCGCTTGTCGAGAATCCGATTGCTCCAGACTTCGGTCGGCCACTGATATCCATTATCGGAGTCCCCGTGTGCAAAGCGTAGATCCTCGCGGAACAGCTTGCGGAAGTCGGATTCGGCCTCTTCGCAGCGGCGAAAGCGCTCGTGCGCCTCTTCGACGATCTTGCGGTCTGCTTCGGATTGGTTATCAGCCATTATTTAGCCCATCCACCCGCCGAATCCGGCAGGCATTTTTGGTTCTTTCTTGGGTTGCTTCGCTTCTTTCTGGACACGCACCACACCAGGAAACAGTTCAGTCAGCGCCCAGATTGCCGCATCTGCCCGGTTTGGTGAGTTCTCGCCCAGATAGCCAACGGTTGAAAACGCGCCCAGTTCGTCTTCCAGATCCTGAAAATTCCCCGCGTGCCGGACTTTCCCTTGCTCATACAGCGCAGAAATCGGCTCTGCCCGTACCGCCTTGCCGCGTGTGGCGGTCACCTGCTTATATGGCGTTCGCGGCCTGGCCGTCTGAATCACATGCTTGACCATCGCCCCGCCGTAATTCCCTTCCCCGACAATCACATCAGCGGCATGACGCTCATAGGCACTGGCAGCAACGCGGCCCCATGTCGCCGGGCCGGCTTTTACCGTTGCGTCTTCCAGCACGTAGGCATTACCGTCTGTTCCCAGCCCAGCGACCACGATACCGATGGCGTCATTATCTGCATTCGCCTCGTCATCTGACCCGGATGGGTCTACCGCTACCACGATCCGAACCATATCCGGCAAATCACTGTCAACCACGCGCCATTTTTCAATGGTTATGTCGGAGAATAGCTGATTTGGATTCGCATCGGCAAACTCCCCGTCCAAAAACCGCTTCCGCAGTCGTGGCCCAAGTGATTTTAGCGTATCCAAATAGCCAGCGGACAGGTTTTCGGCATTATCCAGCGGGTTGATCTGGAAATGGGAGTAATCGTCTGCCCGTGCTACTGGCTGTTTGCTCTCCGGGTCGCGCTTCTGGATGAATACCTGATAGGACCAATGGGCTTTGCTGGGGGGATTGCAGTCGTAATACATGCGAGGCCGCATCGGACGCGGCGGCTGGCCTGCAATGATCTGATCGACCTTCTGCGCCAGGCGCGTGACCGCAATGCCGACGCTGCCCCACGGGAGCTGACTGCATTCGTTCAGGTAAATCGTGACGTATTCCTGCCCGAGAATCTTTTCGGTGCGCTCCTTATCGTCGAGGCCACCAAACCAGATCTGCGAGCCGTTCTCAAATTCGGCATACCAGTCAGTTTTGCTGAGATTCCACTTTACGCCAGGAAAGGCGACTTCCATCACCTTTGGGAAAGTGTCAAGAACGACAGAGTTTTTGACGTGGTTGAATCGAAACCGCAGTATCGCGTGCCGGCTCTTGGGTGCTTTCAAGGCGCGTAGCACCACGTTGCGGACAAGAAGGAACGTCTTGCCGCTCCGGCTACCACCGAACAGCATGCAATGGGTCGATTGCCCGGCCAGGATGGCTTGAGCCTGCGCCTGCTTGGCGTTTAGCTTAAAGATCGACATCCTGCGCCGTGGCTTGAATCACAATGGCGCCGCCATCCTTCCCGCTATGTTCGTGCAGATGCTTCTCGCTGTATTTCTTCGGGGCCAGTTTGCCGAGCACCCATTTGCGGGTTTCGACCTGCAGGCGCCGATGCTCGATCATGTCGCCTTCGGTGATTTCCAGCCCGGTCGCCTTGCTGACGGTCTTTTGCCCCATTTGCGTGTGGTCGGCAATATGAACCATCTCGTCAAACAGCGCTTCTGCCTGGGCTTCGCGCGCGCGAGCGTATTGGTCTGAGAAGCCCGGCTCCAGCGTCAGCCATCGAAATACGGTCGCTCGAGCTGGCATGTCGTCATCCAGGCAAATCGTGCGCAGACTTTCGCCGTCTGCCAGTCGCTCACAGATCTTGTCTGCCCTCTCTTGGGAATACTCGCTTGGTCGCCCCACTTTTGGCCTCTTCGTGCAATTCAGTTGCAACTATGATAGCGCAACTCAGTTGCATCTGTGATGGCTAGCAATTTCATTGCTTTCGACCCCGCGCGCCTTCGATAAAATGTTGCGCGATACCCGCATGCTAGTGATGCTTTATTGCGCCTTTCTCAGTCTGGCGCACAGTTTCCGTTCTTGCACATCCTTCCGTAGTGACGCTTGATACTCTTGCCACTGCATATTGGAGGGCTGATCGGCTCCGCCTGCGCATAATGGTGTGATGTGGTCAATCACATAGCCATGGCAGGGAAGGCGATTATTGCCGGTGCTCGGGCAGGTGTGTGTCTTGGCGAATTCGTGGCGCGCGGCGGTACTGCGGCCTTGGGCTGGCAGGCAAACCAGCATGGCAGCGAATAATGCAAGCGCGGCTTTCATTGCGGGCATGTGATTATCGCGTTACCTAGATGATAGAAACCGGTAGCCCAAGCCGTTGCACACCAAACAGGCCTGCCGTGACATTCGTGCTGTTCTGACTTACCGCCTCGCAACGCACCCATACGTCAGTCTTGGCTGCCACCACATTAAGTGGAACGTCTGCGGCCTCGTGGCGATACGGCGTGACCGTGCTGGCGGACAGCTCGATGCCCTTGATTAACCTCCCCGCGCTGTTCTGCACGCACAGGGTGAACGTTCCCCATCGGTCTTGGGTATCTGTGCGATTGATCGACAGCAGCATACTAAGCACGTCGAATATCGCATCAGCCGGTACGGTAAATGCTGAGCTGCGAGCCAAGCCAAATCCTGCTGTCATGTAGGAATAGGTCGATCCCGCCCCACCTGCCGCGCGTACCGAGATATTCCCGATGTTGTTACCACCAAACGTGCCCGCCGTTACCACGATCACTGAATTTACCCGCATCACGTTCTCAGGCAACGCGACCGCCGTCGTGCCGTTCAGTGTGCGCACCGTCGTCTTGGCTGCGTAGTTGGCATCCAGATACCCAATAATCACGGTCCTGGCGCCTGTGCCTGCGGCGGTATCGTTGGCGTTGTCTGAGACAACCTCCATTGCCAGGGCGCTTTGCGGTCGAGGGATAAACTTGTGATCCACGCCGTTTAAAAGGCCGAGCTGGGCGCCCGACCAGACGTCCTCTGGTTGGGTCGCTGTGTCAATGCTAGGGTTATTCCCTAGCGTTGCGACACGGACTGCATGGGGGTCTATTCCAGCAGCGGCTAAATAAGCGTAAGGCGCTGATACGAGCATGATCTTGCCTTTTTCTTGTTCGGCAAGATGGATTATCTAGCCGTTACTTTTTCTTGCCCTTATTAAGCGTCTTATTCGCCGCCGCGTCAACCTTGGCTTTTTGTGCCGGAGACAGGGTGCCCGCCTTGACGCCTTGTGCCGCTCGAGCGAGGGCATTTCGAGCATGGTTCTTGTCCTCGACGGGGAAGCGCTTTCCCGGCAGAGCATAATCACTTTGCGGCATCGCCTTACGCTGTTTCGTGGTCAGTTTGGACATTTACACGCTCCAGATAGAAAAACACCCCACCGAAGCAGGGCAAAAGGATCGAGAGTCAACGATCCGAGGGGTGAATTGAGGGCGACCGCGTAGTCGCAATCCTGAACCCTCACATAGCCACCCGACACGGCTTTCAGGCTCTAATTGCCTTGAGCGGGACGCCAGATGACTATGTGAAAGCTCTCATGGATGGCAACTGCCTGGCGCAGGTTATGCTGTCGTTGAAGGCCCGGCTACAACCCCGAGACCCCAGTCAATCGCCATTCATGAGAGCGCCGGTCTTTCCCGGCTGTCATCGTTTCTTGCGACCGATACGCGCCTGCGTACTCAGCAGACCAGAGGCACAAGTGCTAGGAGAGAAGCGCAACCGATTCTGCAGTATCCGGCCAGCACGTCCAGTCAAAACATGCTGCAATACTTCTACGAGTTTTTTAGAGTGGCTGCGCCCACTTTGCCGCGCTTCTCTGGCAGTCGGCAGCGCCAGGCGGGCGAGTTGAGGGGATACCGCCTGACATAGTTGCTGCCGACTGCCAGAGCCGGCTATTGCTAGCCGGTCTTTGTATTTTACGACATTCTCAGCCGATTATCACGGTTATTTCTGCGCGCTGCTAGTGCTATTTCTACCGATTCAGCAGCAACACTACCAGGATCACCCAGCCCACTGGCCCTATCCCGATCAGGAACGCGCCCAGCATGATTAGCAGCGCGCCCGCGATCACCAGCCCAAAGGCGGCGCCTACCATCTCCGTGAATGCCTTCATGACGTTTCCTCGCTTTCATCGGTAAACGTAATCGCCAGCATGACGATGAGCGCGGCAGCAATGGCCAGGCATGTGCCAATGCCAGTGAGTAGGATGGTGTCTGCTGTCATGATTGCTCCTTGAGTGCGCGGCGAATTGCTGCAACGCAATCTTCAACAGCACAGTCATAGGCAATATCGTCTGCGCTGAACGTCGGATCTTCGAGATGCTCAGTCTCAGCCGCCTTTACTGCCTCTTCCAGCGCAGCCGCGCGCGATGCTTTCCAGGCGGCCTCCCATGCTTTCCGGTGGCTGGTGGAACTCCACGAAAATGCCGGTCTTTCGCGCAACCATGCCTCGAACGCTTCCCTTTGCTTGCTCATCGCCAGCCCTCCCCTTTGATCAGCGAAGGAACATTGCTCGCCAGCGTCAGGAGCGGCGGCTGCTCTCGCTTTGCCTTTTCGATGGCTAGCCTGGTCGCCAGGTCCGGCTTGTAGTCCTGTCGCGCGGGACTGGGGCAAATGGTCAGCTTCGGTTCGTTCTTCTTGCTCATCGCTCAATCCTTGTAGTCTGCAGGGCCGAACGGATACGCCGTGCTGGTCGCCCCGCAATCGCACTTGTAGATCCGATCTTGCATGTTGTAGCGCCAGTCGTGCTTATGATCCGACAAGCCAAGCATCCGCTCGGCATGGAGAGCCCGAAGTTTCCAGTATTCCGCGTTCTGCTCGGCATCGTTGCCGGCTGCCTGCTCCTGCTGCAGCTTCACCGCTGCCACGCATGCCGCCTGAGACAACAGGGTCCTTTCACTCATCTCTTCCCCTCTCTTTCTTGTTAGCCTGCCGCAGCCGTCACAGCCACCGCCAGAGCGGCCCAAGCATGCGACTTGACCCCGTAGGTCGGCCCCGGCTCTTTCTTCGTCCCTTGCGGCCCTAGCAGATCAATCAGCGCCTGCCGGATGTTCGCGTCCTTGGCTCTCGGCGTGCCGCAAAGATGCATCTTCACGTCCTTGCGGTAGATCAGCCTGACAGCCTTCGGGTCATACCATTCCTGCATGTAGCGGCCAATCCATACGCAGGTCTCGAAAACATCCTTGCCGACAGCCATACCATAGGACGCGATCATCTCAATGGCCAGCAGGTCGACAAGATCACCGTCTGACAGCGCGCCGAGCATTTCATCGTTCCCGGACACACCTGACGCCTCTACCGTGCCGTCTTTGAAGCGCACCCAACCTGTTTGCGTCGGGCCGGGGTCGAGCGCCAGAATCCGCTTAGGCTTCGGGTCTGCCGCCTCTAGAATCTCGTGGAATTCAGCGTCAGTCATAGCCCTTATCCATAGCCATCTTCCACACCGAAATGTCTTCCACAACCTCACGGATCGTGTTTGGCGTCCCGGCAATCGTGAATTGGCGTTCAATCCAGCCACGGCCCTCATGGAAACGAAGATCCGGGTAGACGAGCTTTCTGGCTTCTAGGTAGTCACGCAGCCGCCCACAAAGCAGGCGCCCCACCGTTAGCTGGTAGCTTGCCTGCATCACACCCCTCCGCGATTCGTGCCAGGCGCCACCGTCTTGCTCTTGACCGGCTCCTTGCAGCCCTTGTAGAACGCTGCCGCCTGATTCTGTACCGGCGTTTCCGGATGGCTGTACACCTCGGCAATCAGTTGCTCCACGATCTCGCGCAGTTTCGCATTGTCCAGCGTCGCGGCCTCGCTCATCAGGTTGGACATCGGTACGCCCGCATCCCGGCTCTTGCCCAGACGCACAATCAGGTCATAGCCCGATACGCAGATGTCAGCCGCCTGAGCCGGTGCGGTCAGGAATACCGTCAGCGCGACGGCAGCGAGTTTGATGGCTTTCATTTTCTTCCCCTCGTGTTGGTGTTGTTGCCCGCCGTAGCGGGCGGGTTGTGGTTAGGCGGCAGTTAGGTACACCGTGGCACCTTCACGCTTTGCGCGCTTGCCCATGGACAAAACCGCATCAGCGGACGCCTTATAGGTCTTGCCCATGTAGTTCTGGCGGAGCAACTTCGAAGCGCAGATAACGCCGACATTCAGCACTTCGCCGTCTTCAGTTTCCAGGCCAACAGCGCGGGTCAGATTGGTCTTTCCGCAGCAATCGCAATTCGGGTAGTCGGTCGTGCCAAGAACCTTGTACTTTGCGCCTTTAACGATTTGCTTGGTCATTTCGTTTTCCCCTTGCGTGTTGCGTTGTCGATGACTGAACTATAGCAACCTGCGCGCAGTTATGCAAGCACGCTAACGATGTTTTTTCGCATCTCCGGCGTCTGCCCGTACAGCTCCGCCAGCCGCTGCGCCACCTCCTGCGGCGTGCGATTGGTCCCGCGCGGCTCCATTGGCGAGAGCATGCGCGGCTCGATCTTCGGCAGCGCGGCAGCAGCTTCCACCGGCTCCAGCAGGCGCACCAGGAGCGCCAGTTGATCGCATGTGAGCTTGACTTGCACGTTCTTGGCGCCCGTAGTGGTCGATACCCAATCGTATTTTTCTTGCAACAGATTTCGCAGATCTTCCATTTTTACCCCTCGTTAGCAGTAGGTCGAGCCAGCACGAACCGATACGTCTTCCACGGGCATTCCTCCGCGCCGTGTTGATAGCTAGAACACCAGATACAGCGAATCCAACCGTCATTCATGATGTCTCCCGGTCAAGATAGCCAAACGCCAGGCTAAGGAACTGCTCGACCTTTCTGGCGCGATATTCGGTGAATGGCAGGCGCCCACCTAGGATGTTGCTAATCTGCGACTCATCCATTCCCGCCTGCTTGGCAAGATACTTTTGCGATCCGACTTGCTCCGCGAAACGCCGCAGATGGAACCGGCGCCGGTCTTGCAGCATTCTGAGATATTCCCCGGCTGTCATGCTATCGAAGCCTCCGCCAGAACTTGCTTGATCGCCTTGGCCACCCCTCGGCGCGTGGTCTTGTCCTGCAGGTCGCCAGACAGCAGCAGCGCCTCTCTAATCGCCTTGTACTCATCCCCGCTACAGCCCCAGCGCGATGTCTGTTCCTCGCGCCAGAAGATGGCTCTAATGGCCTGCAAAGCGGCATACGCGATGCGCTGTACCTCGTCGGTGTATTCCCGCGCCAGGACTGCCGCCAGATCGACCGCAGCGGCCAGGGTGTGCGCGGCCTCCGGGCCTGCGGTGCCTTCCTTGAACGATTCCAGCGTGCCCAGCGGCGTCAGGTCCAGATCGGTGCGCATCTGCTGCGTCAGGCCGAAGACCAGCGGCAGGCCAACGTTTCGGATCTTTCGGTGCGTTCGCTTTCTCATTTCCCCTCTCCCTTGTATTGCGCTCGAGCGTCGATCACACGATGGACCTTGTGCGACATCGCATCGCATTCCTCTCGAGTCCCGGCAAAGATTGCCTCGTAATCATTGGGCGGGCCTTCCCCTTCCATAAACCGTGCAGCGGCACGATCAATCGCACATCTGAGCGGCTGGATATGCACGGCTTGCTGGGATTTGCTCCACTCGAGGAGCCACACGTTCTCGATGTTCATAGATCCTCCCGGAATCCTTTCTTTGCCACCGGCGCCGGAGGGGCCGGCAACCGATACTCCCTCGCCAAATCATGAAACAACGTGTACCTACCTTCATAGGCCACCGGGATCGTCAAACCCCGTTCGCCCATGCGCTGCTTCTCCACCAATACCTCGCAAACGCCCTTGGCTTGCGTGTTCGGGTTATAGACCTCATCGCGGTACAGGAAAAGGATGATATCGGCGTCTTGCTCGATCTCGCCAGAATCACGCAGATCAGCGGCGGTCGGGCGCTTGTCCGCGCGGTTCTCGAGGCCGCGATTGAGCTGGGCCAGCGCAATAATCGGGATGTCCAATTCCTTCGCCAGCGCTTTCAGCCCTCTCGAGTAGCTGCCAACCTCCTGATTCCGATTCTCGGACGGGCCGCCAGTCATGAGGCCGATGTAATCGACCACCAGCAGATCCAGGCCATACTTTCGTTTGATCAGACGAGCCTTGCTACGGACCTCCAGCAGCGTCAGTGCGGGCTGGTCATCCATGTACAGGCCCATGCTGGCAAGCGTGCCTGTAGCGGCTGTAACGCGGTTCCAATCCTCTTCCGTCATCAGACTGGGCTGGCGCAGATGCGGAAGCGGGATTTTCCCCAACATGGCGATGTTGCGCTGATGCAACTGGGCACGTGGCATTTCCATCGACAGGATCAACGCCGAACCGTCTCGAGCCACATGGTTAATGACGTTCATGGCGAAAGCCGTCTTACCCATACCAGGCCGCCCAGCCACAATCACCAGTTCGCCACCGCGCAAACCGCCTCCAAGCTTTTCGTCCAGATCCCTGAATCCGGTCTCGAGCGCCGACACCGTACCCTCGCACTCCGCCTGGAGCTGGTCGAAGTAGTTGCCGATATCCTCCGAGGCCTTGACGGGATCGGATTTGACACGCTGTTCGGCCAGTTGCTCGAGCTTGCCTTGCGCCCGGTCGATCAGAATCCGCGACTCTTCCGCCGAAACCGCCATATCTGCGATTTCCGACGAAAGCGATAGCATCCGACGCTTGACCGCCCGATCCCTGACAATTTCGGAGTATTTGGCAATGTTGGCCGCGCTGGGCGTCCGCGTGGCAATCGCGTTCAGGTACGG